GCCGCGATCGGTGACGGAAACGCCTTAGACTTCCAGCCTGTCGAGGTGAACAAGGTGTAGTCATTGGTTGTGATGGCCGTACGTGATGTTCCGTCATCAAGATAGAGAGCCCAGCCTGACGCGTTCGTTGAGCCAGGAGTGGTGCCTGCGGTGTTGACGTACGTGCACGCGCCCGTGATGGCCTTGTTGGCGGGGACATACAGCCGGTAAAGCTCAAGGACCCCGGCAACCAGCGTGAACGCGGTGACACCGATGTTGTCTGGATGGATCGTGCTAGCGATGATGCCGTACTGGTCTAGAGGATACGGATTAGACCGGATGGCATCAAGTGCGACCGCGTCAGCGTATTGCTTCGTTGCCGTGTAGAGAACTGAGGTCGGATCGATCGGCATCGCCTCTTGCGACAGGTGCGCCTTGGCACTCATCAGGCGACCTTCTGAACCATGACCTCGTAGTCACCAGAGGTAAGCGCGACGTCAGGTTGAGCGGTGACCACGTTCACCGAGGTTCGTTCGATGCGTATGTCAACGATGTCGTACGGCGAGGCTGTTCGAGCGACCTGCACGATGACCCACTTGGTGTTCAAGTTGTGCGTGATCGTCCATGGGTTGCCGGCGGTCACGCCAGGACACGTCGTGGTGAACCCGGTCGTTGCGGTGGTAGTTCCACGAATGACGAACGTCAGCGCGGTCGTGTTCAAGGTGATCGCGGTGTCATTGGTCATCAACGCGAACGTGTCCGCACTGGTGCCTTCTCGCACGTCCCAGAACGATCCGAGGACAGCCTCACCGGAGGTGTCCCAGTTCGTAGCCCGAACCATCGCGGCACCAGCCGCGGTCCACACACGAGGACCGTTTTCCGACGCGGTCGTGTTCCCCATCAAGAGGAACACGTCACCATTGACCGGGGTGATCCCGTCAACCGTGGACGGGGCTGAGGTCACCGAGACGTTCGTGCTCACTGCTGCACGCACACTGCCTTTAAAGACCAGTCCTGATGTCAGGCCAGCGAGCGCCGTGTCGACGTAGTTCTTTGTCGCACCGTCTTGCGGGTTGGTGGGATCAAGGACGCCAGTGATCGCCTGGGTGTTGAACGCGACCGACGAGGTGGGTGCCGCCATCTGATCAAGTCGGTTGGTGCGAACTGCAGTGTTGAAATCAGAGATCGTGGCAGCGAGCTGCGTGCCGGTGTGATTGGCCCGACTGACTGCGAACGTCTGAGCGTCAGTGACCTGCTGGGTGTTTGCGGCATCAGTGCCTGCTGAACCAGCGGTCAGGTTGACAGCCTTCTGACTGGAAAAGTCAACTTGAGAAAGCTTCTTGGTACCAGCCATCAGTCAATACCCTTCCGTGGGAATCAGATAAGCCGGATGATCCCGGCGGTTGGGGTGTCCATCGAGATGCGACTTGTGTTGACGTCAAGGTGTTGAACGATGTACTCGTCACACAGTCGGCCGGCCTCATCGAACAGTGACCAGGCGACCGGATACCGGCCGAAGTTATGGATGATCGGTGTCCAGACTGACTGCGGGATGAGTTGCTGGTACTCGAACGTCGCACCACCGCCGGCGGCGCCTCGAGGACCTTGCGGGCCAGGCGGTCCTGGAACGAGGAAGACCGGAGTCGATGACAGATCTGGCGGTGACATGACAAGTTGAGGAAGCATCGGAAGGTCGATCTCGATGGTCGGAATGACCGGGATCGAGACGAGGACCGATGGTGCGACCGGTGGATCGATGAGAAGCTCAGGGATGACGGGAAGCTCGACCTCAACGGTCGTACCGCTCATGAGATCAAATGACACGGATGCCTCCGTAGCCCCAGAGCAGCGGTCCACCACCGGCCGGCGTGTAGTACAGCCTCGCGATCGACAGCTTGGCGTCGATGACCGGTTGAACCTGCGCGTTCGGAACGTTGAAGGTCGCCTGAGTGCTGACCACCGTCGCAGTCCAGACGACCGGGGTGTCATTGCCATCAGCGCCGTCGGACAAGCTCAGATAGATGGCGATCCCACTCGGCCACGGATCAGACGCGACCAGTGTCACCACGTAGTCAGCGTCGTCAGCGAGGATCACGGTGATCTGCTGGACATCCGAGCCCAAATTGATCACTATTGACTTCCGATCTTCTGCTCAAGCGTGATCAGGCGTGTCTCGAGATCACGTGTACGAGCACGCTCTTCTCGCAGGGCAGCCCACAGCACGCCGATCAGGTCACGATCTCCGTATCCACGGACCTCACTGTCTTCATACTGACGTATGAGCCAGGGGGCGTGCTCAGCGAGGTCATCGATCATCGGACCGATGTGCTCATGCTCGTCACGGCACTCGGTGTCATCACGCCATCGCCATCGAGGTGCCGGGACGTTGTCGACGAGCATGCCTGCGTCATCATACGGACGTAGGTCAGTCTTGAGCTCTCGCTCTGACGGTGCCACGACGGTCCCGAAGAGTGTCCAGTTCTGGCCAGCGATCCCCACGTTGCCGAAGAACCCGGTGGCGAAGACGTTGAGTGCGTTGATCTGGTTCTGGGTGGTGCCGTCACCGACCGGACCGTAGTGAAAGCCGAAGGCATTGCCGTGCAGGTCACCGTAGTGGTTGTGCGCCTCGGTCGTCGTTCCGACATCTCCGTGATGGACTCCGGTCGTGTCACCTGTCACCGGACCGATAAAGTTGGCCGACGCCAGTGGCCGTAGGTCACGACCCGTCTCGTCAGCGACGGCGACCGCCCCGTTGCCCATGACCAGCGAGGCATCTTGGCCACGGGCAGCGAGCGTCGCGTACTCTGATCCGGGCACCATTCCGAGTACGTTGTCATTTCCGTCACGAACGGAGTCAGACGGCTTGCCGATCGCTCGACTGAGCTCCTCGATCTGCTTCTGCATCCGGGTGAGCGTCTGTGACAAGTACTGATCAGGCACCGGGGTGATCGGCATCAGGTACTCCCCACGGGTAGCGGATTCGCGTCAGTCAAGGTGACCCACGGCTTCTCGGTTCCGGCTATCCCGGCGATCCGTCGCGTGTAGCTTCCGTCAGGCAGCAGCGGGTCATCGCGGATGTCGATCGTGAAGTCCTCACCGACGCGATAGGTGCCGACCATCGGATCAGCGTCAGCTGGCACCTGCACCTGGAACGAGACGAGCGGGCTGCTGTACGCCGACAAGCTGGCGTTCGCGTACGACGCCAACACGGGATACACGGTCTCAGATGAGTGCGTGCTGTCAACTGACTCAAGGTTCGGCCAGCCGATGTTGAGCAGCTGGCCGTTGTATGCCTCACTGATCAGCTTGTCACGGGCACTGCCTGATCCGGCGGCGAAGACCCCGAACGCCATGTTGCTGCCATCACCCGTGAACCCGACGATCGCTGACTCGTCAGAGTCGAACATCCAGACCGTGCTGTTGCGACCGACGTGCGGGTTACCGATCTGTACGTTCCACGAGAGGTGGTCACCGTCGGTCCCGGCGTTGATGACCGGATCGAACCTGACCTCAGGCCCGTCAACCTCAGCGGACAACGCCTGGATCTTTGACCAGTAGTCGGCGAGGTCATAGCCGTAGTACACGCGAGCGTCAAGCCCACTGCCACCTGGATCGACCACGTTCAACGGAAGGTTGTTTCCGGCACCGGTCAACATCTGGTTGAGGATGCCGGCCGCGGCATGTGGCTTCGTGGTATACGGCCCGAAGCTGAGATCGGCGGTCGGATCAGTCGGCGAGATGGCACCTGGCTTGACCATGATTCGCTTACTGAGCATCTTGCCGATCTCAGCTCCGTTGAGGTCAACGCTCGCTGGTCCGGTACGGTTCATGCTGATGTACGGACCTGCCCACACCACGTTGTTGCCCCAGCGGACCACGAGTGAGAACCGCCACGGACCGGTGAGGACCTCGCGTAGCAGCACCCGTGGATCGCGCTCGTCTTGGTCAGCGAGAGCGTCCCAGACTGACTCGACGGCCAACGTCGCTCGGATCGTACCTGCGTCATTGAGCAGATTTGACCACGTGTGCGAGACCGCCGGAAGCTCCCACAACATCCGACCAGACAGCGTGTCAGCGACCCAGAGGCTGTAGCTCGGCACGGTGAGAGGATCTGGGCTGACGTACGGTTGCCGTGTCGGCAAGACCGCGAGCAGCACCTCGCCATCAGGACCGCCGTACCGACTGGCGCTCGGCGTGGTCGTTCCAGCGATGATGTCAGCACCGACGCCAACGACGAGGACACCGACCGGGCCACCGTACCGACCGGCACCGGGCGAGTCGCCCGTGATCGGCAGTACGATGCCCATCGAGCCGTCTGGACCGAATGAACGATAGCCGCCTGGCGTGTCAGTGCCACCGACGAGGACCTCAAGTGCACCGTCGGGCCCGAAGTATCGTCCGGCGTCAGCGACGTCAGTGAGAACGACGTCGATCGCGAAGGTTCCATCAGGACCGGCGAACCTGGTATTCTCAGGAACGTCACCCGTGATCGGAACATCGATCGCAGAAGATCCGCTAGGACCACCGTACCGACCGGTGCCTGGACCGTCAGTGATGGTGACCGAGGGATTGGTGTCTTCGAAGTCGACGCCGACCGGACCGCCATGCCGTTGACCGGACGGCGCGTCACCGGTGATCGTAAGACCAACGGCCACCGTGCCGTCAGGACCGAACAGACGATGTCCGCGGGGCGGCGCGGTGATGGACAGATCGATCGCGACGGCACCGTCAGGACCACCGCTGCGAAGACCGGACGGCATGTCCGGGTCGATCTCGATGCCCTCACCGACCACGCCATCAAGAGCCGTGACGCGAGTCGCCGTTGGACCGTCGGTGAGAACGATCTCGATCGCGAGTACGCCACTGGGTCCGCTTGATCGCTGACCGCCTGGCGTGTCTCCAGCGACGGAGATACCGATGATGATACTACCGTCAGGACCGCCGCCACGCTCGGCAGACGGGGTGTCTCCATCAATGATGACTGACGGCGGTCCGGTGGGAGTAAAGACCGGGGTCTGTGTCGTCCACCAGGCCACGGGTTACGCTCCGGTAGAGTAGACAGCCCAGGGGAAAGCGCGAGCGGTACCCGCGACCTGCTTGAGACTGAGTCTTAGTGACACGGCGACGACGAACGCCGGTGATGGTGGAAGCAGCTGTGCCGGAACGATCGGCCCGTAGCTCACCGGTCCCCACATCAGTCGTTCGGTGTCACCTGATCGTGCCTTGCCGTAGGCACGAAGCTCCAAGACGTCACCGGCAGCCAGGTTGCCGAGGTCAGTGAACAACTGGTAGATCCCGGCCGTCGTGATCGTCGCGAGGGTCTGCTCGGTGCCGACGACGGCGGTCTGTGAGTTGGACGTCTGGACCGTGACGGTCATGGCTCACCCCAATCCATAGATCGCGTATGCCGACGTCCGATCACTCGCGTTCGTCGATGATGACTGCTGTCGTACCGCGAGACGTACACCCGCAGGGATGTCACACGGGATCGGCGGGATGATGCCGGGAAACAGTGAACTGAGCCCAGACAGTGTGGCGCTTCCTGCGGTGTACGGCGTGACGACGCCTCCGGTCATCGTGCTGACCACGAACCTGAAGTTGGGAATCAGCACCTGCTCTGATCCTGAGGCTCCGATGCCGATGTCCATCAGTTGCGCGTAGTCAGCGGCGACCGAGGTGCCCTGTGTCGCACGGGTGGCAGCCACCATCAACGACTTGATCGCCGTCGTGGTGGATGCCGTGATCTGAGCCCACGCGCCCTTGGTGTTTGCCGTGGCGCCCGCGTCTGCAACGGTTCCCTTTGACGTCGCCGTACTCGCCCCGTACGTGGTAATCGTATTG